AGTGAGTTTTCAACAGATTGTGCAAGGCTCACAACCATGGTTTCTGTGTCGCTAAGACTTAGTTGAAGCTCGTTTACAAAATTTTGAATCGGGCCGATGTCTAATCTTTCTTTTGCGGCTTTTATTTCCTCTAGTTGCTGTGGTGTAAAATCTTGCCCTTTTAACGCTGCCATTTGTTGCGCAATTTGTAGCTGTTTTCTTTCCTCAACTGTTGCCGCAGTTAAAATGGAATACTCAAAATTGAGATTTTCTATTTTTTTATCAAAAGCTTGCTGCCTTTGGTTATCAATGTTTGCTAATTTTGCGGCTGCCTCTACGTTTGCTGCATTTATTTCTGCAGATGTTTTTTCTTTTACTAGGTTTATTTCTCTTGCATCTTTTATTCGTATAAGAGCTTTTTCTTCACTTGCTTGGATATTCTTGATTTCTTGTAGATTTTGCAGCCTGACTACAAGCTCTTTATTTCCTGCAATTTCTGCGGCTGTAATTTTTGATTTAAAATTAGCATTTGTTTCGATTAAATTAAGTTCTACTCTTAAAGCGGCAAGGCGTTCTTGCAGCCTTTCTTCCTCCCGAGCAGCACGGGCTGCGGCACGCGCTGCAGATTTGTCGGCTTTAGCTCTGCCTTTTGGATCGTCTGGGGTTTCTGTTGTTCGCTTTAATGGGGTTAAAGCACCTGTTGGGAATAGTTCTGTTCTTTTTTGAACCTGTTCTCCCCTTGCAGCCGCAAGCTCTTTTTGGGTGGCTTTTAAAGCTTCGCCACGAGTAGTTTTAACTTTTCCTAGCAATATACTGCCGCTTTTTCTATAAACAGGGTCGTTTGGATCCCCTGCAAATAGTTCTGCAGACCTTGCTTCAAGGTCAGGAATTATATTTTTCTCTAAGTCTGCAAGTCTTTGGTTTTGCCCTGCACGGTCAAGCTTAAAAGTTTTGTTAATTAGTTTGAGTAGGGGTAAAAGACTTTGCATTGCTTCTGTAGCAAAGTCTTGGAATTTTGCTCCAAGAGCCAGCAATAGTGGTCCTGCTGCACGGTTAGCGTCTTCTAGTGCTTTGGTTAGACGGGCTCCGGCTTCGGCTGGGGAGTCACCGATTCTTAGGGCTGCAGGTTCAAATTTGTTAAGAATGAAGTTTGAAAATGTAGTTACAAATTCGTCTGCGCTAACCTCGCCTTGCTCTAAAGCCTTCTGTAGTTCTTCTGCGGAACGGTTTGTGGCTTGGGCAAATAACTGGAACGCGCCAGGAAGGCGGTCGCCAATTTGGCCTCTAAGCTCTTCAGACCTTACGACCCCTTTCGATATGACCTGGGTTGCCGCTCGTAATACGCCGCTAAGATCTTGTGCATTACCACCTGTGGCCTTGGTTGCAGCGGATAAAGCACGGTATAAGGTCTCTGTCTGTTTAACGCTGTTGCCGTTAGCTGTTGCAGCAGCACTTAATTGCGTAAAGTTTCTTGTGGCATCTACAATTGGCTGATTAAAGTCGCGGGCAGCCCGGTCAATTGCTTTGAATCCCTCCGCACTTTGACTGCCTAAAATTCCACGCAGGGCGATACTTAGTTTGCTGAGTTGAGCTTCAGTTCTTGCTACTTCAGGGCCTAACCTGACAAGACCCGCTATAGACTGTGATACAGCAGCAACACCTGCTGCAACGGCTGCACCCTTAGGACCGCCAAAACCTGCACCAAATGCAGCTGCCTGGGCGATGCTTTGCCCAGGTATGTTCGCACTCGCTAAACCAATACCTGCGCCCCTAGTAAAGGCTTTTCTATTTGCAGTACGCCTTCTAGCCGCAGGACTACCTGGGATGTTTGCCGCACCGCCGATTGGGCTGGTTTGACCTGTAAGCCGTCTTGCTTGGCTGGCAGCTTTATCAGCCGCCTCTGTTGCTTGCACGCGGCGTCGTAGTTCTGCATCAAAAGCAGAACCTTCTTTTTTATCTAAATCAAGCGCGTTTCTAAAAGCTCTATCTTGTAAATTTTCTTCTAGTTTAAATGTCTTAAGTAGTGTATCTATTTCATAATCTCTAATTTGCTTATTAAAGCCTTGTTCAATATTAAATATAGACCTGTTGTAACCTTCAATTTCTTTAAATTCACGCTGGCGTCTTGCGCTGTCTTTTGCTGCGCGTTGAGCAGATTTTTCGGCACCTATAGTTCTGCCGGGTCCGGCAAGAAACGCATCACGTTTTTGCCGAGTCTCTATTGATTTTTTGGCTTTGTTTCTAAGTGTTACTTCGGCTTCAATTAACCTGTTTTGCCTAGCAGCAGCTTCGTTTGATTGGCCTAAAGCTGTTACATACTCTTTTATAGCTTTTGTTTCACCTTCAGTTTCAAAAACTACATTTTTAAGAGTTCTTGATGTAGTCTGAAGAATATTTGAATAGGATTGCAGTGTCTGGTTCAATCCACCAGACTTTGCCAGGCTATCTCTAAGACTATCGGCAGCTCTGGCGCTTAAATTAGTCGTAGAACGTAACTGTTCAAGCTGGCGCTGGCCTTTTACACTTATTTCAATTTCAGCTCTGTATGCCACGATCCACAGCTGGTACGTCGTTTTCTATTCTAGGCGCGGAATAGCTTACCTTCGGCGGCGGGCTTTTTCCATTTGTTTTTCCTGCTCTTCGTTGATGATCTGGAAGTAAGCGCTCCAGCCAATCAATTCCTCGGGCGTCATCGTGGTGCGGACTTCGGTCAAGCTCATGCCAAGCTCCTTGGCAACGCCAAATTGCAGCATGAGCCAGTTGTCTTTGCGAAGTTCCGCAACTAGGATTTTGGGTCCATTGGCTCTTCGTCTTCGTCGCTAAGGATGGCGAGCATCAAAGACTGCAGATCGCTGTCCTTGACTTCGTTTTTCAAAATATCAACTTCACCAGCAGAGAAAAGCTTGGCGCCGTTTTCGTCCTGTGCTTTGGCGATCAGCAGCTGTAGTGCAAACGCTCCAGCGTCGTCAGACTTGGCTTGCTTCTGGGCGCGTTCACGTTCAGCCATAGTTAAAGGGCTGATCCACATTTCAAATGTGGTGCCATCAGACAACTTAACCTTGCGCTTGCTCGGCTGGAGATTTGCTGCTTTACGCAGCCGATCAATGGCGCGATTAGATCCAGCGGGCATGATTTGTGCTTGACTATAAATTAACTATAGCGTAGCGCATTAAAAAACCCCGGTAAAAACCGGGGCTATGTGTTTACTTAAGTAGCACTTTATCAGCTCTGGCTGAAGTCGAAGCTTGGAGTGCCGGATGGACGGAAGCTTACGCTTACGGATTGTGCGTCGTCGGGAGTGACGTTCATGCTGGCAGAAGTCAGCACTGCTTCAAACTCGATGGAGCGGCTTTCGGCTTCGTTCACTGAACCGCCGCTGAACACTTGATCGGTGTAAAGCTTGAAGGCAGCACCAGTTTGGTTGCGCTGAAGCACGTCCTCGATCATGCGGTTGCTAAGGGAAGCATCCTCGTCGGTCATGTAGACCGTTGCGCTGCCCGTACCATCGCCGAAGCCGGAGATGTAGCTGCGGAATGGAACGTACTGACCAGGGGTTTGGCCGATGGTTGTTACGTCGATTTCGGCCCGGTTGATCTCAAAGCTCCAGTCGCGGACCTGTCCGACTACTGCAAATGCGGCGTAGGCAACCTGGAAAGCGTTAGGGGTAACGGCTGTGCCGTCGTCAGTGATGGTGATTGTCGCTCCACCCAGGGTTGCGGACACCTGCAGCACTCCGGTGCTAGCGGTGTAAGCAATAACGTAGTAGGTGGTGGACAGGGCAATGCCTGCGGGAAGTGTGCCTGTGCCTGCGCCACCAGTCTGAGTGTTGATCACACTAAACTGCACAGGATCACCTACTTTTAAATTCAAGTAGGTTGCAACAGTAATGGTGTCTGCGCCAGTGTTGACGTTAGACTCGGCAAAACTGCTGGTTGTTCCAGCGGGCTTATAGTAAAGGGCACCTGAAGTGCCGGAAAGAACGGTGGTTGCCATTGGGCGTACCAGGGAATAAGGGTCTCCGCGGGCACTGCCCGGCTTCTTATAGGTTAGCGACTATTTACGACAGGACAGTTGCTACATAGCCTGTGTCAATGCGGCCTACAAAATGCGGTGATTCATCAGTAGCTGAAAAACTTGGGCCGTTTATCTCGCCTACTTTTACAAAAACACCTGTAGTAGTTTTAGATGTGTTGTTAATTGTTTCTAGTGCATTTACGGCAGTTGTCACTAGCTCCTGATTGCGGGCCGGACCACGGCCCTTTTCTGTGAACAAGCGGATTACTAACGCACCACGGGCATTGTCCACGCTAGAGGTCAGCGTTGGTTCGTTGGTTATGCCGAATGTGATGTTGACGCGGACGTACTCGGTGGTCGTATTTGGTGGAACGGCAGTGATGTTGTCGAAGTACACCGGTACTGCGGGGGACAGGCTGTTAAACGCCGTCAGTAGCGGGTTCTCCATTGATGCCCGGATCGCTTGGTAGTTCATTGCAGTCCTTTAAACAGGTCATCCATTTCAATTCTGACGGCGCGATCCAGTTTGCCTCCTTCTACATAACTAGCGAACCAATCAAGATCGGCAGTGGCACTAGATTCGCTGTCTGGATTTCCTCCACCTACATAGCCTCGGTAGGAAGGCTGCTGGCGACCGCCATCACCTTCACGAAATTTACTTCGGCCCAGTTGAGTTTGTGGAAAAGGTTGGCCTGGGGGCCGTATAAAAGCACTTTCGACTAAATCCGTGGCCTCAGCTGCGTATTCTGCAAAATTTGAAATAGTAAAAACAACTTTGTCCTTTGTAAGCAGGCTTTTTACTACTTGGGGGCCTGTTACAGCTGGCGTAAAAATGGGTCTTGGTTCGCCAGCTTGACCATCGCCCTTAGAACTACCTATACCTCCTAAAGGGCTTTCAATCTGCCAAGAATTTGAAAATTTACCGCTCCAGCTTGGACCCTCTTGTTGCAACTCACGGACTGTGCGTTCTGCAGCAGCTTTCGGGCCGTTAAAAACAGTAGTCGCAGCTACGCGGTCCAGTTCTTTCAAAAGCTTAAATAGACCGTTCTTAGCCATTACTGTGGCCTCACGATCAAAGTGTGGTATATAGGCTTGTCACCACGATAGGTCAGGATGTCGATGATCTTGGCTTCGCGGGTTTCGCCTGCCTGCGGATACTGCACACGGTCTGCTTCTGTTGGGTAATAATCGCCAAGTTCTGCCGTGCCAATCAAGATCTTTACGTCCGTGCTTTGGTACAAGCCCTCGGATTCGCGGGGTGTAAGGCGGCTAATAATGCCTCGTACCGTTACGTTGGTGTCCGCTCCAGTCACAGCCCCTGTGGTTGGGTCGTAGGCGCGGGGTGTAGTGGTCTTGATGTACGTGATGTCCTGCCCCCAGTCGTTAAAGATCTGGGCTGGAATCGGTGAAAAGGTGTCGTCTATTTTTGACATTTCATCCTCTAACAACGCGCACTTGATAACCCCCAGAACCGCCCAGGGTGAAGGCTCCAAGGTAAGAC